TTCCGATCTGGGGGTCCAGGCTGGGCTCGATCATCCAGCGGTCGAGGACGGTGAGGCCCTTAAACTGGTCGGGGCCCACGGTCTCCAGGCGCAGCGGCGTCTTGGGATCCTGGCCGTCGATCAGCGCCACGACGATGGAGCCGCCGTAGAGGCGCCCCCACTGGATGCCTTCATTCAGGCTGTCCCAGATGCCGAGGTTGGTGATCTCGTGCTCCAGGTCTTCCTGGTCGCTGGGGTCCATCTCCGTGGTGAAGTCCACGCCGGCGCGCGTCATGTCGTCGGCGATGATGTCGACGGCCACGCCACCCAGCCAGGATCCGCGGTGGATCCACTCGAGCAGCAGGCGGTTGCGCGTGATGGGGTTGAAGCCATACGTGCCGCTGGTGAGCGCGTTATCGGCGCCCACGCCCAGCTTGTGGGCGAAGTTCACGAAGTTGTCCATCGTGGCCGCCGTGACGAGCTTCTTGCCGTGATCCGGGGTCTTGTAGCCCCCCACGGCCGTCAGCGTCTTGCGGGCCGCCGTGTCCTCGCGCTTGGCATCGCGCACGGCTGCGCGGACTGATAGCTTTGCAGCCATGGGCACTCCTTGGTAAGTGGTTTACTTGCGGCCCAGGCCCATGGCCTTGCCGATCTGCTGCATGTGGTGCTTGTTCTCAGCGCTGTTCTTGTTGCCGAGCTGCGGGCCGTGGCCTGCCTTGCGGTCGCGATCCCAGATGGCGCGGATCTCATCGGGCGAGTAGCCCTTGTCCTTGAGGTAGGTGAAGTCGGCCTCGCTGTAGTTGGGGTGGCTCTTCAGCTCTGCGAAGGCTTTGGCGGTCGCCTTCGCGTCGGCTTTACCGCCTCCCTTGCCGAACTTGCCATTGGAGGCGCGAGGATGCTTGCTCTCCTCCCAGTTCGTGTCCTGCGTGGCGTGTCGATGCAGGTGAATATGTATCTGCTTCACGGGCTGCTCCTTCAAGTAGCTAGGTCGCTTTGCGAGAGGATTGGGCTTCTCGTTTCAGCGTCGAGTGTGATGGGCTCGTCGTAGGGCGGGATGAGATCCTCGGACGTCGGCCCCATGACATCGGCATGCGCCAACGTGATGTGGGGGCGATAGCTCGGGTAGTCCCAGCTCGCCCCAGCCTTGACGTAGTCGGCATGCCTGGCTTGCAGCTCGTCGCAGTCCAGGCAGAGCACGATGGAATCGCCGAAGCGCTCGATGCTGCGGCCGCCAGGTGGAACCACCATGCCTGCGCTCGTCTTGGGCACGCGGCTGGCCATGATGGGCTTTCGCGTGTAGGCCACCGTCACGTGGGGGTCCATGACGAGGGGCAGCCCCCACATGGCGCACCACCCGGCCAGGGCGTCATGGCTGACCTGGGTGAGGGGGTAGGCTGCGTAGAGAGGCGTTGCCGCCTCCTTCGTGCCGTGCATGTAGGGCTCCATCTGCGCGGCGAGCATGTCGCGGTGGCTCGTGCGCCCCGTGGCCTGCATGAGGCCGCGCAGCCGCTCCCCCGGTGAATCGAGGAAGCGCACGCGCGAGCCATTCGCCAAGTGGATGACCACCCGGCTCATGCCTCCTGCTCCTCGTCGGCAGGCGCCAGCTTGCCGCGCAGGTAGTCGAGGGCCTCGGCCTTGTAGGCGGCCACGCTCGGGTGAGCCTTGAGCGTGGACAGCGCGCCGATCTTCTCGATGCCAGCCGGGATGGCATCGGCGTGGCGCGTGTAGAGCGCCTCGGCAATGGCATTGCGGATGGCCAGCACGACCTGGGGGCTGTTGCCGCTCGTCGCCTTGGGGGCGATAGGCGCCGTCTTGCGGGCCTTCGTGGGGGGATGGGGCACCGCCTGGCTTTGCGGGGCTTCCTGCTCGATCTGGGCCGGTTGCTGGGCCTCCTCACCTGCTGGGGCTTGACTGGCCTTGGCCTTTTGCTTGCTGGTTGCCATTTCAGGCTCCTTTCTTGAGGGGATCATCGGTAATGAAAAGAGACACAGGAGGGTGCACGCTGCCTAAGACGATCAGGCTCAGCACGGCACCACGCTTCAACGCCTCCAGCTCGTGCGCCGAGGGCCGCCACAGGCTTTGCATGGCAGGGGCTCCGGCGTACTCGATGTCCTGAATAGGAAGGCTGCCACACTTGCCTTTGCTCACGTCCCAGTCCTTGGGAGCGCCAAGGTTTCGCGTGACTTGAAGATGTTGGATGCTGTCCATCTGGGTTTCTCCTTACGTTCGCGTGAGGGCAGTGCCGGGTAGCACGCCCTTCGATGGATCGGGCAGGCCTGGAGTGGTCTGACCGAGCTTCGCCCACATGCCCATGGCCCCGGTGCGCTGGATGTAGCCGTCAAGGCCGTAGCGCACGCCATCCCACGTGTGGTTGTTCTTGTCGACGAGGATGGGCAGCACCAGCGGTTGGCCCTTGTCGTCGACTTGCTTGGGGTCCACCTTCCAGCGCCACAAGAAGGCCTCCCTGGCGTGATGCTTGCATCGCGTGTGGATCACGATCTTGTTGAAGCTGCGCAACGCCTGGATGCCGTCCTTGACGCTGCCCTCCCACTTCTCGGCGGCACTGATGGCGTAGCCGCGCCTGCGGATGGCCGAGATGGTCTCGGGTCGCGCGGCGTCGGCCTTGATGTGCCATTCCTTGCTGCCAGGCACGTCGCCGTAGAACTCGTCGTATTCCTCGGTCTCCACGTGTGAGCCGTAGGCCTCGTGGCTGATGTAGAGATCCTCGCCTCGTGCCCCTGGCTCCCGGATGCTGGCCGGCAAGATGAACATGCGGCTGAGCGTCGAGGGATCCTGGGAGTAGCCGAAGTCGGCGCCGTAGAGCAACCGCGGGGCCTCCTTCCACAGCTCGTCGTCGAAGTCCATGACGACGTACTTCTGGTTGAGCACGATAGCCGAGCTGATCTTGCGGGGCATGCCCAGCCAGATGTGCTCGTAGAGGTGGTAGTCGCTGGCTTTGTCGGCCTCCATCTCATTGCGCAAGACAGTGGTGAAGAATGGATTGCGATCGTAGTTGACCTTGTGCACGATCGAGTCAGGCCGCCTGGGCTCGCAGACCGTGCTATTGGGATCCGTGGGCGGCGCCTTCACGAAGCGCTGATACGTGGCGTCGTTCTCGTCGATCAGGTTGAAGCTCACCCAGACTTCGGAGCCTTCGTTGCGCAAGGTAGGCGTCAGGCTCTGCCAGCTTAGTGCCGTCACGGTCTGGGCTTCCTCCACCCAGGCGATGTCGACGCCTTCCATGGAGCGGATGCCATTCTCTGCGCCGTGCAGGCCCTTGAAGATGAACTCGGCACCGACACGAGATCGGATGCTCTTGTCGGTGACGATGAACCAACTATCCATGCCGAGTCGCGTGATCGTGTCCTTGAGCAGCTTGTGGCTGGAGTCGCGGATGCTGATCTGGAACTCGCGAGTGCAGAGGATACGTAGAGGCAGCGCACTAGCGAGCCGCACTAGGGCTTCTGCAAATGCCCACGACTTGGCGGAACCCCGCCCACCCCAGTAGACCTTATTGCGGGCCTTCTTGTAGTAGAGGTCGCTGAGCGGGTGATTGCGGTCCAGTACTAGGCTCGGGCTGTTCTTGAACTCGGGGCGCAGGTCGCCGTGGTCACTGACGCTCTGGCTAGCCGTCTCCCTCGTCGCCCGAATCTTCTCCCGTCTGGCTTTCTCCGTGAGCGCCAGTATCAATGCCTGCTTCGGCGGCAAGGCGCGCAATGATTGCATCAAGCTCGGCATCGGGTACCCCACTAATCACTTCGACTGTGCTGATCTTCGGCGCGTAGTAAGGCGCCGCTGCTTTCATGGCGTCAAGCCTGGCTTGGAAGTCGTAGGCCTCTGGCTCTTCCATGATGAGGCCGCGCTTAACTACCATGCGGTGCATTGGCTCTCCCCTGGCGACCTGCAGCAGTAGCTCGTGGGGCAGCAAGCCCTGTAGCTTGGCTTGCTCGATGGCCTGGGCGGCGAGCTTATTCATGGAGCCCTGGGGGCGGCCACCCTTGTTCTTGGTCCTTCTCGTTTCCACGGTATTTATCTCCTTAGCGCTACTAGCGGCTAGACGCACGTAAGCCTACGTAAAGCTCGTTGGGCCTTACGTAGGCTAAGTGAGGGAATTTGATAGCTGGCCACTAACGTGGCGAGGAGAGCATGAGGGCGCCGGTTACCCACTCTCCTCTCTAACGCCGGTCTCCATTAGTTGCCGCACTGTTCGCGGCGGTCATCATGCGCCCACTTGGGACGGCTTACCGGGCGTCGCGCCCAACGTCTTGGGTCGACCTCCCGAGCCCATGCGGCTACGTGAGTGGTGGGAAGGCTGCGTTGCCGCGCAGCTCAAGCTAGAGTCTGAATGGCCTGCCTGCCTACTTACGTAGCGACTAGGCTTTCACTGCCTCACTTGCCTCTCTGGCCTGGGGCGCTACAGGCTTCTTCCCTTATGCCTCAGACTTCGTGGCCGTCTTCCGGGGGCTTGCTAGTGGCTACCACGTAGCCAAGCACTGCGCCTAGCGCCAGCATGCCCAGGCCCCACACTAGGAAGGCTATCGGCCAAAAGTCAATCATGTCTCGTTCTCCTTAGTGGCCGTAGTTGCAGCCGATCTTCGTCTCCACGCCGGCTATCAGCACGACGCGATCAAAGAAGCCACAGCAGCCGTCCTGCAAGTCTCGCTCGTAGGCGGCTTCTTGCTCTGCATTCCCTACTACGGCATGGCGATGGTTGTCGACGCAGTCATCGTCGAGTTCGTCCTCCATCCACCGGTAGGCCTCGCCGAGCGTTGCGAATGCTCTCACGAGGGCTCTCTCATATGGGCTTGCCACATATCGCGCCAGCCATTGTCGTAGGTGGCGTCTCCACAGAGATAGAGGCGCTCCTCCGTAGTGAGGCCCATGTTGTCGAGGGCCTTGAACACGAAGAAGCGCTCCGTGGCTTTCATCTCCTGCAGCTTTGCGTCAATGCGCAGTTGACGGGGATCAACCTGGTTGCTCAGGATCTCCTCCTTGGAGAGCTGCCAACCGCGGGCATCTGCGTTTTCCGCCAAGAGATCCGCCACGCCCTCCTTGAGCTTATCGAGTAGCCAAGCCTCCCCAGGGAGACCTCTGCCGACAGGGGCTCGCACTCGAGCCGTCGAAGTGACGAGTTCGGTCATGCGGCCATGGACGTGAGCCGAGAGGCTCACTAGCGCCT